AGAAGAAAAACAGCAAGCGCTCTTGGAAAAGAAAGAGCAACTTGCCGAAGCTGAAAGAAAAGACACAAGCGGCATGTCGGTCGCAGAAAAAGGATTGCATCAAGAAAACATCGAAAAATTGCGCGATGAAGTGGCGGAGCTTGGCTACACAGGTGTAAGACAAAAAGTAAATCAAAAAGCCGTTACTGATAAAGAAGCTCAGATCGAAGAAAAAGCCAACGCTTTAGTAGCTATGATGAAGGCTGGGCCTAAAGCCGCGCCTGAAGAAGCCCGCGACTCAGCTTTGGAGGCTGTAGTCGAAGCACGTAACCGTTTAGCCCTGCTGAAAGAAAAGTCACAAGGCGTCGAAGCTGGCAAGATGGATACGGCGCTTGCCCGCGCGCAGATTGAGCTTAAGAACGCTACGGACAGATTGGAAGCGTTGAGCAAACGCGAGACAGTCCCGCGACATATTGCAGAAGTTAACAGGGCTTCTGAAGAGTTGAACAAGCTCTATGCTGAACTTGATGCGCTGCGCGGTGGCAGACCTGTGCCTACCGAAAGTCCGATGGAGCTGTTTAAGCGCGAGAATTTGATTCGTACAGCGCTGGTCAATGGCGATAAACGCACAGCAGACATCCTATTGCGTGCCCAGAAAGAAGACGAGCGCCGCGGTCAACGCGGTATGTCTGACAAAGAAAAGCTGGCTGAACGTGTTCAGCAGCGCCTGAACTTGCCCGGCACTGTTGTTGAACGTGCCGTGTTTGATGAAGACTACGACGCTACCGTAGAAGAAATTGACAATCAGATAAACAAGATTGTCTCCAAACGAGGTAATGCCAAAGAATCGTATTTGGAAAAAGCCGAGCGCTTGTATCGTGAGATGCAGTTGTTTGCACAGGCAGCGCAGGACCCCGAAGCTACCCCGCACCAGCGTGCTATGGCACGCAGGACGTACGAAGCCCGACTAAAAGAATACGAGACTATTCTCAACGGCAGAATCACGCCTGCCTACAATGAGTTGTACAAGTTGTACACCAGCTTGTACACCAAGAAAGAAGTTGCGCCTGCCTCAGAGATTGAAGCCAAGAAACGTGCTGAGACAGAAGCTGCCGGTCGTGCCCCCCGTGAGAAATCTCGTGAGGCCAAGCAGTATGAACGTATAACGGAAGGCAAAGGCATTAAGGCCGCACCTGCGCGTGTTGCCCGTGAGCTTGGGTACGAGACTGAGGAATACCAGAAACTTGCTACGGCTGCGCAAAAACAAATTGCTAAAAAGCGTGAGCAATACAACACGTTTGTTGCCAAAGCTAAACAACAGCTTGAAAGGCTGAGAGGAAGAAAGGGCGACCCAGAACAAGCCGCAGTGCTTCAGAAAGAAATGGAAGCCGCCAAAGCTGTTTCTGAAAACAACCCTGATGATGCTGCGCTGCGTCGCAAGTACAACGTAAAGAAAGATCAGTACGAAGCGTTTGTTTCTGGCAGCACGGTATCTAAAGCATATAAAGCAAAAGAAGCGTCGCTGGTAAAAGCCGCCAATAAACGGCTGGAGCAGATCAACGCTTTTGAGCAAACCTTAACTGACCAGCTAAATGCCAAAGCTGAAGAGCTTGGCCGTGCTGCGCCTGAGATGCGCAGTGAACTTATCAAAGCTACCAAAGAAGTAAAGAAAGCTGCTGCGCAGACCACGCAAGAGTTGAAGTCCAAACGAACCCCGCAAGTGACCCGCAAGGTAGCCAAGCTTGGTGTTATGCCAACAGGTACGGAAGAAAGCAAAGCCCGCGCTGCTGGCCGTCAAGCTCGGTTCGAAGAAACGCTGGAGAAAACAGAAAAGATCGAGCAGCGCGAGCGCGTTCAGAAAGCGCTGAAAGAAGTCCAGAAAAAAGAAACTAAGCCGAAGACCGCTATGGAAGCGGCCATGACTAAGGCCGCGACCAAGAAGGCAGAAGAAGGAAAGTTTGCTCGTGGTGTGGAAGTTGAAAGCCCAGACTTAACCGCCGAGCAGATCAAGCATCTGGAAAACAACGATGTTGTGTCTGCCTTCAGGTCTATTGCCAATGACAAAAACGCATCTGAACTAAACCGTGCTGTTGCGCAGCGTTTGGCCGCTATGCTGGATAACACCGGGGTGGAGCTATACGACCGCCTGTACGCACCGGACGGCAAAGAAGTTCTGGGCGAAGCTATTAGCACAAAGATAAAACTGTCTCGTGCCGGTGGATTGTCGCAGGAAGTCTTGTTGCATGAAGGCACCCACGCTGCGGTTGAGCGCGTGATCCAGATGCCTGACAGCATGTTGACCCGAGAGCAGATCATCGCCAAGCGTGAACTGACGGCTATCTATGACAGCATCAAAAACGACCCCAACATCACCAGCGCAAACGCCAAGAGCAGCCTGTCCGAGTTTGCTGCTGAAGTGTTCTCAAACCGCAACTTGCAAGAGCAGTTGCGTAAACGTAAATGGCGCGGCTCTGATCTGTGGAACGGACTGAAGAGCGTCATCTTGCGTTTGCTTGGTGTCAAAGTTCCTGAAACACAACTGGGCGCTGCGCTGAAGTCTGTTGACTTGTTGATGATTCCGTCCAGCGACCGTATCGGTCGTACAGAAAAGCCAGTTAATCGCCAGTACTCGGCTAAGGATATTGCTGCGTTGGAGACAGGCAGTAATTCCATGCGGGTGTTTGCCGAGCAGTTTGGGCCAGAGATTAAACAAAAAGACCGTACGCCGGAGGATGTTGAGCGTATAGCTGCTGGCTACCTGACCATGATGAACGTGTCTCCAGAAGACTACGTGGCGCAGGTTGACGGAGACAAACTAGATTACAAGGCTGCCGCTACGATGTCTGACGGCAACGTATACGACCCTGAAAACCCGCTGCACTTTGTTGAGGCAGACGTAGGCACACTGGCCGCATACGACGCCATGAAGAGCCCGCACATCGCCAACGAAGAAGCCCGTGCTGTCAATAAAGCACGCAACAAAGCGTTGAGCGATTTGGTGTCTTACTTGCAGTCTAACCCGGACTACACACTGGCAGAGCAAGCGCTGGTGGCTAAAGCCGCGTCCAAGTATGGCGTTATATCTGGCCGCGACGGTCGGTTAAAGATCGCTAACCTGTCTGAAAACAATAAGCACCCCGTGGCCGTTGTTGGCCGTGAATCAGCCAATGCTGTAATTGAGCAATTGCGCAAAGGCAAGTCGTTAAAAGACGCATTCATTGAAGGGTTGCAAGCTAACGCCGATGCCAACGAAAGCGCTAACAAACGTAAAAACGGCTGGCAAAAGTTTTTAAAGTCTGACAAATATGAAAATGCTGTTGCGCTTAATGCAGCCGCAGCAGGTACCCCGTGGTGTACAGGCGCGGATGTGTCTCGTGCTGCATCTCAACTTTCTGGCGGTGATTTTTATATCTACTATGAAAACGGTAAGCCCGAAGTCGCGGTTCGTATGGACGGCACAGACAGAATTGGAGAAATACGCGGCAACTTACCCAACCAAGCGTTAAGCAAAAAACATCAGCAACTTGCTAAAGCCTTTGTGTTGGATAAAGGTTTTAGAGACGGTCATTCGTTTGTAGAAGAAATGGACCGCAAAGAAATGTTGGTTAAGATGTTTTCTGACCAAGAACTTGCGCCAGAAGAGTTTTCTAATTTTGGTAATGTAATAAACAGCGAACACTACGTGGACGAAAGTAAGGTTGAACGCCAGCTTCGGTTCAGAAATACTTTTGGCTACGGTAGCCGCGACATACCTGAGAACGTAATAAAAGCGGCAACCAAAAAAATTACGCAGCAGTTGCATAAAGCGTATGACAAAGGCTACTGGTTCATGGATTACTTGGACCTTAGAAGTGATATTAAACCCACCGATGAAATTAAAACGTCGATTGGTGGAAAAGACTTTACTACCACATGGGAAACGCTTAAGGCCGCAAACGATGTGACTGCTTACAGCAACACACGTATTAAATTGCCGGAATTACGCGCAGTTAAGCGACTAGCAATGTTTAGTAACACGAATATTGATGCTACTAAACTGTTGAAAGTTGGCACTTTGCTGACATACGGCACAGAAAACACAGTACTTAACGCAGGCAATAACACGTATATTGATGAGATTCGCGCATACGGTTCTAGTCGTGACAAAGAAAATCAACAGATAATTGTTAACGGAAAAGTACGTGTTGGTCGGATTGATCTTACAAATGAAACCGCCGCGTTAGACGCTATCCTGCCCGATTCGGAAGATATCGGAAGCACAAACGATCCGTTTGAAAAGTTTAAAGCCAGCGCCCCCAACCGCATACTAAGCGTAATTAGATCAGCGCTGCGCGATGCAAAAATTAACACGGACGTACTTCACGTTGATTTTAAAGATCGTGACGCTATCGCACTGCCTGACGGGCAAGGCAATATGCGTAAAGACCTGATAGCCACGCAAAAAATACAACATTTTATTCGGGCCATAAACGATCAATTTGGCACACGCGGGGTACAAAACTACTACAACGAGCAGAAAGCCGCATATAAAGAAAACATTGCTTTATATGAAGAACCTGCTATCGATGATGTTGTTCATGGCTTTTTGCAAAGCCAATACAACACACTTAATACCGAAGAAGAACTTCTTGCTGTTAACCGCAAGATAAACAAAATAATTGATGCTATTGCACCGGAAAGTTATGCACACATAACTGAAAGACTTGGCACCTTGAATGCGCCCAACCGCATACTGAACGCCGAGTTTACTGTGGTGGAAGAGCGCCCGCGCTACGCGCCCAAAGACGTTGGCGTTCAGGAAGATAAGCCCGGCGTATTCTCGTTTAAGTCTGCGCGGCAGGAGGCGTCGATTGCCCCGTCGTTTGTTGCTAAGAACCCGACCAACGTCGATCGTCTTAAAGCCAACTTCCTCGGGCTGGCAGGTCGCGTGCAGTTTGTTGACCGCTACGCTGCGCTGTCTGAGGCGCTAAAGAAAGGTGTGGATGCTCAACAAATAACCGCGTTGGAAGGCGAACAGGCGGAATTTTATTTACGTTTTGGTGAGCAGCGTAGCCAGTTTGCCGGTCAGTTTTTGACTAATGGTGCTGTGCGTCTGGTGAAAGAAGAGACCAAGCGCGGTACCGAATATGTTTACAAGAGCACTCCGGGCGTCAACATGATGCAGGTGGCCGACGCTATTGCCAAGTCGAAGATCGGTAACGACACGGAGAAAGAAGCCATTCTGACTGCGCTTCTGGCAGGTAAACGTGCAAACCAAGTTGGCTGGAATAAGCTTAACTTTGCTGATCCCGGCAAAGCTGCGCAGGAATACGTAGAGATTAAGAAGCTGTTGGATAGCCGCCCTGAAGACAAGGCGATGTTCGATAAGGCTGTGGACTTGTATCAACAGTACAACCACGGTTTGCTGGACTTACTTGTTCAGACCGGCACCATGCCTAAAGAAAAAGCAGCGGAGCTTAAGAAGATTACGTACGTTCCGTTCTATCGTGTGAATAAAGGAACTGGCGAAGTTGAGCTGATGATTGACAGCGAACACCCGGTGCGTATTGGCAACATCAAGGACGAGCCCCAGCTTAAAGAACTGGTGGGCGACAGCACCGAGATTTTGCCGATCTTTACCAGCTCGATCCAGAATACATTCATGCTGACCGAAATGGCGCTGCGCAATCAGGCCGTTAAAGAATCCGCGTTTATTCTGAACAAGATGGGTATTGCCAGCACGATCGGTAAAGGTACTGGCCCAGCAGGACCGAACACGGTACGCTTTAAACACAAGGGCGAAGATCACTTTGTCGTTATCGACACTGATCTGTACGGCATCCCTGCTTCGCTGATCGTCAAAGGCATGGAAGGTATCAAGACCACGATACCGGCAGCGGTGCGCATGCTAGGCATGCCAGCAGATATCCTTCGTAAGCTCGTAACCCGCAACCCTGCTTATGCAATTAAACAGGCAATTCGTGATCCGCTGATTGCTTGGATGACCACGGGTGCTGACGGTGTGCCAGTGCTGAATTCCATGAAGGAACTAGCCAGCATGGTAGCCGGGCGCAGCGAAGCCGAACGCAAGCTGATGGAGGCAGGCGCAATATCGAGCAATGTCTTTACCGGCGACAAAGGCGACATGGAGAAATTCTTAAAAGAATTCTCTATGGGCAAGACCGGTTGGCAGAAGCTCATGGCTCGCGCTGACGCTTTTGCTTTGCAGGGTGATGCGGCTACTCGCGCAGTGCTGTACAGGGACTCGCTAAACAAAGGCATGTCTGAAATGCAGGCGTATCTGCGCACACTGGAGTCCATGAACTTTAGCCGCCGTGGTGTGTCGCCAAGCATGCAGATGGCTTCCGTTTTGATTCCGTTCTTCAACGCGCAGATTCAAGGTCTGGACGTTCTGTACCGCGCGTTTACCGGCAAGATGCCGTACGACCAACAGCTTGAGATCAGAAAGAAAATGCTGGCACGCGGCACCCTGCTGGCTATTGGTACGATGGCGTACGCCATGATGATGCAAGATGACGAGGCGTATAAGAAAGCCAAACCTGAAGAGCGTCTGGGCAACTGGTTCTTACCGACCCCGTTCTCTGACGAGCCGTTGCGTATCCCTGTCCCGTTTGAATTGGGCTACCTGTTCAAGTCTTTGCCGGAGGCGGTGTACAACTTGGCGGCTGACGACGAGCGCAATAACGATATAACCAAGGGCATGACCAAGCTGGTGATGCTGTCGAATCCGTTTAGCCTGCCGCAAGCAATCAAACCTGCAACGGAAGTTTATCTGGGCAAGTCGTTCTTTGGTGGCGACATCGAATCGCAGCGAGAGATTCACAGCATGACTCCGGGCGAGCGTTACCGCGAGTCCACCACCGAGCTTGCCAAGTTGATTGGCTCTTTCACTGGCGACGCTGGCTTTACTCCGATCAAGCTGGACTACCTGCTGCGTGGCTACACGGGCAGTCTGGGTGTGGCGCTGGTATCACTGGCTAACCCGCTGTTAAACGCCGAGGCAACGTACGAAAAACCACCGACCAAGACCAGCCGGATGCCGTTTATTGGTGGTCTGTTCCAGCCGGTAGAGGGACGCGGTACGTTGGACGCAGCCTACGAGCGCATGCTGGAAGTTCAGCAAGCCAAAGGCACCTACGAGCGCATGCTTCAGCAGGGCAGGAAAGAAGACGCCAAGGAGTTCATGACCGAGTACATCAGCAAAATCTCGGCAGCATCGGTGTCGGGCTCAGTGCAGCAGAAGTTGGGCGAGCTTGCCAAAGCCAAGCGGCAGATCGAGATAGCCCCGCGCTTGTCTGCAGAGCAGAAGGAAGAGATTTTGAAGCGGATTGAAACCGCCCAGAACAGGCTGGCCGAGAACTTCCTGCGGGCTACAAGTGAAACCAGACTCCAATCTTCCCGTCCTTGACCCCTACCTTGTATTTGGCATGCAGTATGCGACAGCCGATCGCTTTACGGAGGCCGTCTTGAATGACGGCCTCCGGGTCTAAACAAGGTACGAAGAACCCCTGCCCTTTCTCAAGCTGCGGCCAAGGATACTTGATTTGCAATTTCTTCTTCATCTATGCGGCGGGTGATTTTCAGCACAGGCACGCGCATCTGGGGGCCTTTCGTCCTTGCCATCATGTCTTTCTTCGGCATGTACGTGACCGCAAATAACTCTTCCAGCTTGCGCTTGAAGTCCGAGTAACCGAAGCTCATTGACGAACAGAACGCTTTAAGCAGACGCTCTTCGATATAGTAGTCCACAAACCCCGGCGTTACCCCATGCTCGATGCGCCCCATGATCTGCGAGCGCGTAGTCGATGCGTCAATAACCCCGCCGTGCCCAAGCTCGGCCAGCACCCCATCAGTCGCCGTGAATTTGACGATGATGAAGTTGCCGTAGTACTCCCGTGTAAACGAGTTCAGCACATCCTCGGCGGTGCGGCTTCCGGCTTTTATGCTGGCACGCATGAACTTCACGACCTTCTTCAAGGCGTTCATGATCGGATCAACCGGGACGTTGACGATGCCAGCATGCTTGTCTGACGCGATGACGCAGCAGGCGGCAGTCGCACCAATCCCGGCCATCCAGAAACGCTCGTCATTGGTTGCGCCGAACTCCTTGTACATCTGCGTAACTACCTGCGGAACAAGCTGCGCCAGCATCTCAGCGTTGTCCACCATAAATCGTACAAGCATTTCACCAGCGACTCCGTAATTGGACGATAGCGACTTAATGATCTCAATCTCATGCGGCTCCCAAGACAGTTCTTGATCCATGATGAACTCCAGCAGGCGGCGCAGTTCGCCCTCGGAGGCGTGCTTTCTTCCCCCGGTCAGGTAGTCCACGGCGTGCGTATTGGAGGACATGAAGGACAGTGTTTGCCAAGTTGACAAGTTAAGTCGTTCCCGGTTGGCTCCCGACTCCATGCGTTCCTTGCCGCGGCCTTCGGTTTTGTCCAGCAGGTATTCAGGGAACCACTCGAAGTCCTTACGGTTCTTGGCAGTGATCTCGTCCGTGATCAGGGGGCAGCTATTCAACAAGCCCAGACGCTGCTGCATCGCCACTGGTGACGTGCCCTTGCCTGTGCGGTAGTGGACAGGATGCCCCCAGACTGACGCAGCGCCCTCCAGCGCCAGCGTTTTACCCGTGCCCGACTCTGTAGACCCCAGATGCACCGTCAAGCCGTAGATGCCTGTGAAGCGCATCAGCGGGGCTGCCATCCCCATCATCAGGATGGTCAAATGCTCCCACATTTTCTTTTTAATAAGCAGGTTCACGAACTGCCGCCACACGTTGATGTCACCCGTCGGCTGGGTATGCATGACGATATTCTCCAGCCCCGGCATAGGCACCTGCACGCTGCCGCCCTTGAAGTAGATGCGCCCTGCGTACACAAACGAGCCGTCAGCCTGCCAGCCGTAATTCGCCGGTACCTTGATGGGGCTCTTCTCCGTCGATAGCTTCTCGGTGCAGGCACGCACATAGTCAAACAGGTTCTTGTCGTTGCCCGCCCCGTACGCAGCGATGACATTCTGCGTCGCCAAATGCTTAAGTGTTTCTTCTTTACTAACGGCACATTTCTGTGGGAACGTGATGGTCTGCGCCCCCTCCTTGCGGTTTGCCAGCATGTGTACCGTGTGTTCCCCGTTCTGGTTCAGGATGTCCACCGGGAACAGGTCGTATGGCAGGAGCATGATCTGGCGCTTGATCTTGTTGCCGTCAGCGTCTTCGTCGTCGCGCTCCATGAACGTGCCGCCGTTGGCACCGTAGGCAAACCCCTTGGGCGCTTCCGGGCGTAGGATGCGTTTGACTTCCTGATCGATCTGCACATCAACTTCTCGCGCTGCGACTTCTACAGCCACTTGTCTGCCCAACGCCAACGGGTTTGTGATCTTCCCCCAGTGCTGGCAGTTTGTGCAGATGCCGGGGTTTTCACTATCGAACTTCGTGCAGGGGTACGGACCTTTAATCTCCCGCAGCTTGGTGTGCATCCGATCGAGATCGTACGGATGCTTTTCTGACAACCAAATCACTGCCTTCTCTGACTCCTCGCACTTCTGTGCGATCGACAGCATCCCGCGCCAGATCGGCTCCATGCCGTCTTCCTGCGCGTTCTCAAGGTAGTAGGCAAGCTGGCCGCAGCCCGTACCGGCTTTGGTCTTCTCGATGATTGTCCTGAACTTGGTCACACTGTTCTCGAACAGCTTGACCGCTGTGGCCGTAGGCGCTGTGGGGCGTACGCCGGGTAGCTCGATGACGTTGTTGGGCACGACTGCCGGGAGTGCCGTCAGCTGAGAGCGTATGTGCTCGGCCAGTGTCTCGAAATCAAATGTGTCGCCTTCAGCCAATATGCGCACCTGACGCGGCGTATCGTATTTGGCCTTGAAGTTGAATGTCTCGGGTATGCGCAGAATCCTTGCCGAATCTGCTGTCACTGTATTGTCGATGCGCAGTGCTTCCTGCTTACACAGGCGTTTGAAATTCTCAGCAACAGGACGCCAGACATTGACATCGATGGTTTCTGTGAAAGGCCAATAGCAATGCAGACCACCGCCAGACGAAACGATATACGGTGTACCAAGCAAGTCGAGCCCGGTCTTTGCCATGAATTCGTTTAACGCCTGTGCAGCGGCCTTCTTTGTCTCATATCCGTCCAAGTCAAGAAACAGCGACTTGATAAACCGCGAGTTCGGAATGGTGCGTCTGTCTTTATTGCCCTTGACCTTGGCGACCTTCTGGTCGTACGTAGCCAGCGCAAAATAAACATCGCACTTCTTCTCAACCCACGCGTCTACCTTTGGGTAGAAGTCGGCAATATCTTCAACGAAGATATGTTCTTTCTTGTCCGTCATTTCACAGGCGCAATACAGCCCGTTTTCCGCAGACGGCAAAACAACCGCAAGAAACTCAAGCGGGGTCATTTTGATCCTTTTGTTATTTTTAGTCGAACAGGCGCAATTGGTCTGGGGATTCGTCGTTGTTCATTTTCAACAACACCATGTTGTTTTCTACGAAAGAAGCCAGACGACGAATAAGTTCCTTTTGCCATTCGATAGGCATGCCAACATCAGGTTCAAACGCCAGTAAAGCACCGCTTAACAGTTCACGATCGGTCAGGGTTTCAGGCCGTATGCTTGACATATTTTTCTCCATGCTTCGTCAGCAGTCTTGGACGACTGCATAATTTTTAAAAGAAGTTCAACGCGCTCTTCGTAAGCAACAAACACTTCCGTCTTGCCGATGAACCAGTTGTAAACAGTTTGACGCGTGACCCCTAGCGCGTAGGCGATCTTCGTTACAGGAAAGTCCAAGTAAATTGCCCAGCGACCAAGTTGGTTGCCGGGCGTCTTAGGCGCTGCTGCAACGGCGTCAATTATTTTTTGGGAATAGGCCATAGTGTTTTGTGGTTAAGGGTGCGGGGTCACTGACCTTGGAGCTGCGACATCTGAAAGGATAGGCCAGCCCCCGCTGCGGGTGTTATTAGCGCCACCTCCCGCTGGGCTGTTGGGTGGGGTACTCGCTGCGTCTGTGGGCGGTATCCATCTCCGCCTCTTACTAATCGAGATATTGATTCACAGCATCCGCTTTCCCCCGTGAACTACTTACTCGTCGTCCCAGTCGTCAACCATCGACGCCAGATTGGACTTCTTGGCAGGAACTGCCGAGGGTTTGGCTTCTTCCTTGCGAACTTCGGGCTCCGCATCCTCGTCCACTACCGCCGCTTTCTTCTTCGCAGCTTTGGGTTTGGGTGCTGGTGCTTCTTCAGCTTCTTCGTCCCCCTCATCTTGAACAACGGGTGACTTGCCCGGTAAGGCAACTGGCTGACTTTTGGTGACACCATCCGCTTGCGCTACGGTCATGATGATCGCGCGCTTGGCATCGTCCGATTCGGCTTGCTGCGTCACAATGCCGTACTCGTCTTCTGTCAGCCAGCGCATAGGCTGGAAGAACAGCTTCGGAGACTCCGACTTGGTGTCGAAGCGCATGCGGGTGACGATCTGCTCCGGGTTGATCGGCGGGTTCTGCAACGCCAAGAACCGGGCGTATGCTTGCAGGGGACGCTTGTCGCCATCCTCCTTACCGAAGATCGACGTAGCAGGCAGCGTCAACTGAAGCACATCGCCATCCGGAGAGTTCTCCAGCACAACGGCCATACGCTGCTGGTAGCGGCAGGCACGGCTATTACCTTGACCAGAGCCAGCTTGGTTCTGCGGGCAGTTCAGGCAGGTAGGCGCTTGCTTGTTTTGTGCGGAAGGGTCTGGGCGCTCGCCGTCGTTCGACCAGCAATCAGGCGGGGCGGGGTTCTCGGGATTGTATGGACCGGCATAAAACACGCGGCTGACTTTGGGTGCAGCCTTGACGATCACAACATCCAGATAACGCTCGTCGATCGCAGCCAGTTCTTTGCCAGAGGCAACCAGACGGAACACACCACCTTTGATGGAGATGCGTTTGATGCCACCGGACATGCTGCCGGTTAGGGCTTTGGCAGTGTCGGACAGCTCGTTGTTACGAGCGAATGCAGGGACTTGCGAAGGGTTAAATAGGGTGACGTTTGACATATAGGGGCTCTTATTTGGAGGGTTTAGTGACTCGGATTTCGAAGTCCGAGAACGCATTTAATCCGGGCGGTACCATGCCGGGATTTTCTTCAAGGAACCGTGCCATGTTGGACTGAGCAATACGCTTTTCCAGCAGATCAACTACGTCGTTCTCGATGATGAACTTCTTGAACGAGTCCCAGTCATTCGTGCTGTAGCGCGTCTTGTTCACCATAGACACGGTGCCGAAGGCGGTGTTAACAGACTTGACGCCAAGCGCCTTCATCTGGTCTTTCATTGCAAAGCGGAGTTCGTCTTGCTGCGCTTTAAGTTGTTCGATCTTGGTGTCGTACTCTTGCGTCAGCGCATCGATCTCCGCCTTGATCTTGCGGTAAATCTTCGCAAGCTTATCAAGCGGAATCATTTCATCTGACATCTGCTTCTCCTATTATGTGTGGGCTTCGGGGGTTGCACACCCTCGGGGTTGGTTATTCGGAAGTCGGTTAAAAGTTGTTCTGTTGTACTCGTAGTCGGTCAGTCAATTCTTAGCTGTACGCTGTTCTCATATTCGGAGTTCCCCCGGACTTAACCTTCCGGTAGGTTTGAATACGATCCCATATCGTATGAACGCGGTTAGCTTAACTGGCTAGTGTTCAAATCCCCTGAGGGGGTAGCTACGAAGATCGGCCAATCTTCTACTGTTTAAGGTACAGAGCAAACCTTTCCCCAACGCTGTGTGTAACCTCCGAAGCCC